GACCAAGAGTTTGTCATCATTATATCAAGAGAAGGTTTGAACGTCAACCGCATCTTGATCGGGCATCTCAAAATCAGCATCAACCTTGTCATACAGTTCAAGGAATGCCTGCTTTGTTTCATCATCAAAGCGATTGACACAGACCTGAATTGCCTTTGCCTTATCACCAAAGATGCCATATGCTTTCACAATGTGAACCAGACGACGAGTACTGATGATTTCTTCAATACCACCATCATAGAAGGTTTTACGGATAATGTCTGCCCAATCAGCAAGTCGCTTACAGAAGTTCTCATCATCACAGAGTTTGTTGAGAATCTTGGTTTCAGTGGCAGTAGTGGGATACTCTTGCTCAAAGGTTACTGGGAATCGCTCAAGGAAGGCTTCATTGAGCACGTTAGTTCCAATGAATCGTCCATCGTCCGAACCTTTACCTTTAGTGTTTGCTGTTGCGATGACATTAAAACCATCGGCAGGTTGAACAACCTTACCAATTTTCTTCAGAAACACACCCTTGCCTTCAAGGATGGACTGGAGACAGAGAATTTTGTTGGAAGCAAGGTCAATTTCATCGAGTAGCAGGACTGCTCCTCGTTGGAGTGCTTCCACGACAGGTCCGTTATGCCAAACTGTTGCCCCATCAACAAGGCGAAACCCACCAATAAGATCGTCTTCATCAGTTTCAATAGTAATGTTTACACGGATGAGTTCCCGTCCGAGTTGGGCACACGCTTGTTCAACAGAAAACGTTTTACCGTTACCCGAGAGACCCGTGATAAACGTAGGGTAGAATACACGGGACTGAATAATTTTTTTAAGATCACCAAAATTGCCAAACTTGACGAAGGAATCATCTTTTTCTGGAATGAGATTTTGAACAACAGCAGGCATCGCTGCAGGAGCATTGTAAGAGACTTCTAGTTCTTGAACTGTCTCTTTGGTAACTTCAAGATTCCACTTGCCACGACTTACTTTACAACCCTCTTTCTCAAGGCGGCGAGTGATGCTCTGATAGTTACAATCGTTCATAGCACACCATCCCCGAATGTCCGCAGAGGTGACTTCAGGACCATAAGAGTCTTGGAGTGAAGCAATGATAGATGAGAGTTGCATGGGTGATTTGTTTCAACATAGTAATTATACAAAAAAAGAGGGTCATATAGACCCCCTAGTGGACAGTTATACAAGTGTCACATCACTTGGATCTGCGGAGAGACCTCTTAGTTTCTTTCAAAGGAGCGGGTGGTTCCAGTTCTACAACGGGTTCTGGTGCGGGTTCAACAACTGGTTCAGGTGCTGGTGCGGGGGCAGGAGCAGGAGCAGGTGCTTCCGCTGCCTTACCACGAATTAAATCTCCAAATCTACTCATGGTCCTTGCGTAGTTTTCTATTATTTATTAAGCAACAAGTTCCACAAACTCACCAAGAATTTTTTTATTCATTTTCTTCATGCGAAGACTCTTGACAAAAGCACTCTTAATCTGAGTTTTAGTGGCATCTTCTTTCACTTCAAATCCAGTGTCCTGAGACAGAGAGTTTGCGGAGAGAACAAAGTAACTATGATATCCAGAATTTTTGATGGTGAATGCTCTTTCTTTACGCCATGAGAGTTCTGCCTTGTCATAATCATCGTTAAAGACACCGCAGTACCGGCGAATAAATGCTTTGGCATCCCTAGACTCAATAACACGAATACCTATAAAGTTCATATCGGGAAAAGTTGCTTTCAAATCTTCCAGGAGAACATCAGTCATCTCATACCACTCTCCACCTAGAGAACGAGTAATGCCGGTTTTTCTGTTCCGGAGGAAGCAGTGAGGACCAAGAGAGTTAATACCAATAAATGGTTCAATCGCATTACGACGGAACAATTCACGATGATATTTGAGGGGAGCTGCCTCTCCATCAGTAAGGATCACACACTGAACCTTCTGAAGTTTGTTATCACGCTTGAACTCTGGGAGGATTTGATGTAAGCAAGCTAGAGTTTCATTCAGGGGAGTTCCAGAAAGATTCCAACCGACAGGACTTGGATATGTGACCCAATAACGATGAGAGTATGCCACCCTGAAAACATTCTTCATCTGCTTTTCAAGTTCAGAACTACTCACTTTACTAGTGAAGATATTCATGAGAGAGAACCACTCCGGAATGGAAACCAAACCATCTTTAGGGGTGTACGAACGCTCACGAACCTCTGATTCACCATGCTCATCACATTTGACAAGAGGATACTCACTGGTGAATGCATAAACGTCAAAAGGAATAGACACTTTCTTACAGAACCACATCAGGTTAAAGAGTTGCTTGAGCGTGTCAATCAAAACGGTGTTCATAGAGGCAGACCAATCAAGAATAAACACTAACCCATGGTTCTTGCCATCAGCAAGCGTAGTGACCTTCTTAAACAGATCTTCGTTGTATTTGTAAGAATGAAGTTTAGAACAGTCTAGAACTCCTGTACGAGAAGTTGTGGCACGAGCATACGAGTCTGCTGCTTTCTTACACTCAAACTCTTTTACCAGATAGTTGACTTCTTTCTGAGCGGACTTCTTAAACTTCTGATACTGAGTATCAATAATATCAAAGGCATCACTCTGTTCATACTCATCCCAAACTTCAGAGCACTTTCCATGGACCTCAGCATTGGGAACAATAACCCTACTCAAATCCATATGAGGAATTTCTACATATACATTCTCCAAACCTCGGTTATCAACAAGGTCTTTCAAAGCATCCTCAAGTGCTTCCATGGTCTTGACTTCAACCTGATCATCAGTTTCTTCTGAACTAGTCTCCTCTTCATCTTGAGCATCTTCAGATTCTTGCTGTTGAGGAGGTTCAGGTTGATCATCATTCTCAACCTCTTCAGTTTGCTCCTCGGATTCTCCAGACTGACCCTGTGGTTGAATTTCTTGCTTCTGTTCTTGCTTCTGTTCCTGCTCACAGAACTTCTGAATCATCTCTGCGACATCAAGAACTTCTTCAAATGTCTCACAATCACCAACTTTCTTGACAAGTTCAACTTCTTCTTCGGTGAAGGGAACAACCTCAAAACTACCAATCTTATAATAGAGATTGATTTTGTCGGCAAGATTGTAAGAGTTCAAATCATCATCACCAATAGCAAAGAAGTCCTGCTCGGAAAGTTCATAGTATCCGCGATAGAATGACTTGGAGATGCCAGCGTAACGACGCTTCATCAACTTCTCAATACGAGCATCCTCAACAACATTTACAATCTGAGGATTGATTCGCCTGTCTTTAATCCAGTTGATATCAGGCGTGTAGAGGGCATGACCGACCTCATGACCGACCAGCATGTCATAGACCACTCCGCTTGCCTTCTCCCACATAGGAAGCGTCAGGACGCGACTGTGGACGTTGAAGCAGGCAGTCTCCACTTTCTTGTGCTCAACCATCAGGTCTTCAGTAGCAAGCAACTTGGCGAGTTGAGACTTGATTTCGTGGCGGACGGTCATGGGTCTGATGCGTATGGACCTATTATACAAAAAAAGGAGGTCCGAAGACCTCCCAGTAGACAGTTTGGAAACTGGTCACTTGAGTTTAGTGTTGTACCTCTTACCACGCCAAGTAAATTCTGCCTTTCCTGCCTTTCTAGCAGCAGCAAAGTTAGCGTCAAAATCCTTTGCAGCAGCACTCAGTTTTGTAGCAGATCTTTGCACTGGTTTACCATAATCAGGATTGTTTACTGGACCCTCTGCTGGAGGAATATTAGACATTCCTCTTGGTTGTTTTGGTTCTCTGGATTTTATACCCTGAGCAATATCTCTCGTAAGATCAGGACCTGGTAAACCATAGTAACTTGGAAGTCGTGACCTCATCTTATCAGTTGTACCAGTTGCAGAAGCAACACCTCTTGTCAGTGCTTTTCCTAGTTCAGTTCCTGCCGCTTTGGCAACTGGTGTAAGTGTAGCATCAGCAGCGATTTCAGCACCAACTGCTAGAGGACCTTTCAAACCTTTGAGAAGTCTAGCACCTCTCGATAATGTAGCAGTGCTTGGTGGTTTTGCCATTAACCTTTGTCTAGCAAAAGCACCAGCGTCCCTAGTGACTCTTGGAGGTTTTGGAAAACTTTGTCCAGTATTTGTTGAACCTGGACCAAACTGTGGTTTTGGTGCTGCACCAAGATCTGTCATAGTAGGAACACTTCTAGTTCCCAGTAATCCCCCAGTCTGAGGTGGTGTTTTAATCTTTGGGACTTCTACTTTGGGAGTAGATAACTTTTGCTTGGCAGCATTATACGCACCACTTCTATCTCCAGGAAAAGATAAATTTCCAGATCTCAAAGATCCAGTAACTGATCCACCAGTGGCATTAGGAATTCTGGTTGCTGGTCTTGATTGCTGAACTCCTGGTACTTTTTGTCCAGTTACAGGACCAGTTTTGGTTGGATTTTTAGAATCAATCTCTGCTTTAATCTGCTCAACAGACTTAGAGGGTTTTCTTCTTCTAGCCGGTCTTGGTTCTTCCTGAATGTTTTGATATGCTTCAGAAATATTTCTCAGATCCTTGGAGTTCATTTCCAGATACACTTTTTAGGTATTTAGGAGACTACTTTACTGAACCCCTTGATCTTATCAAACTTGACTACATTTTCAAATTTGTCAAGCATATCTACTTTGTGAGAGATCACAAATATGTTTGCGTCCTTGATGACATAACGAATAATCTTTAGGAACTCATCGGTTCCAAAACCATCAAGAGATGAGTCAAACACCTCATCCATAATCAACAGGTTAGTGTTAGCAGAGTTTTTGACACGCGCTACCTCACGCCAGGTGAAGAGTAGGGCAAGGTCTATTCTCATCTTTTCACCCTCACTAAAAGAACTATAAGAAAAGTCTTCGTGAATAGGGGACTTGATGGACTCGCTAAATTCTTCGTTCAGATGAAAATTAATGTAAAAATCCATCATCTGAAGATAACGATTAACCTGTTGATTGATGAAAGGGAGATACTTCTTGATGATTTTTGTTTTTACGCCGTCATCCTTTAAAAGGGAATAGGCAAAATCGTGATAGACGATTTCTTGTTTTTTGTCTGCTAATTCTTCAATTGTCTTGTGGAGATTAGTTTTAAACTCTTCTAACTTCTCATGTTCAGTATTTCTGTTCTGTAAGTTACTGGCAATAGTTTGAATTTCATGTTCAAGTTCTCGTATCTGTCTCTGGTTGAGATTAATCCGAGTATTGTTTTGAGAAATGTCATGCGTTAGACTAGTGATCTCCTGAGATAGGTCGTTGAATTGACGCTCTCTATCTTGTTCAAACTTAATGGCGTTAACGAGTTCATCGTAACCTTCCTTCAGTTCCTTTGCTTTATCTTGAGCGTCACTAATTCTATTTAAGCGAAACTCTTCTGCTATATCCTGCTGACAGGTGGGGCATACCGTATTCTCAGTGAAAAACCGGTGTTCTTTGGTAATTGTGCCTACCTTTTGAGAGATTTTGCCCTTTAGATTGTTTAGTTTTGATAACTTTTGCCTTGCGCCAGTAACCGCCTCTTGCTTCTCAGTTTTACTCTTTACATCTTCCTCTAAGGAAGTATTCGTCTCAATATACTCATCAACTTCTCCCATCAGAGAAGTGATTTTTTCTTTATTAGATTTGATATTTTCTTTTCCACGGTTCTCAAGCTCTTCAATAAAGTTGCTCTGCATCTTCATCTTATCTTTGAGATTTTCTCTCTTCAAATCAAGAGATTTAACCTGACCCTTCTTCTCTTTGATAGTATCCTTGACAATATTATTCATCGCAGAGAAGATGCGAATGTCAAGCAAATCCTCAATAACTTCACGACGTTGAGATGTGCTGAGTTGCATGAAAGGAGTGAACCCAGCAGAACCCAGAATTACAATCTGAGTGAATGACTTATAGTTTAACTTAAGAATATTTTCTTCAAGGATACGTTGCATGGAGCGATCATCTGCTTCCTGATGCAACTTAGTCCCATTTACAACGATGTCAAATACACTGGGTTTGATACCCCGACGAACCAGGTATTGACGAGAGTTTACAGTGAACTCAATTTCAACCATACACTCCCTTTCATTAGAAGTGTTGACAAGTTGAGGTTTATTGATTTTGCGATATGGTTTATTGAATAAAACAAAAGTCAGAGCATCCAGAACAGTTGATTTACCTGCTCCGTTTGTTCCTACGATTAAGTTGGTACTATTACCTTGAAAATCTATTTCAGTATATTGATTGCCCGTTGACAGAAAGTTTTTCCACTTAATCTTTTGAAAGGTTATCATTCTTTGGAGGTATCACAATATCGTTCGGTGTAATCACCGCGTATCTGTAATTATACAACCTACAGGTTCTTATGGCAAGTGGTCCATCAACCTCCACAACTTCCAATTCAGTAGGATCTTCCTCTTCTTCAAGTTGCATCGCATATCTTTCAGCATCATCTTCTTCCTCAAACAAGAACAAGACTTTCTCACCGTTCTTGTTTTGAACGGCATATGCACCCTCTTGTTTTTTGTCTTTAAGGGTAAGAAGAAACATTACTCAACCTCGCACGCTTGATTATAGATTTTCTGCAGAATACCTTTGATAATACTTTTATCACAGTCCATTTCTGCTTCATCAATATATCTATTCAAAAGCGAGATTGTGTTTTCTGAATCGTCTGCCTCAAACTCTTCGTTCTCTTGGATTTCAAAGTTGTCAACAATCTTGAGTTCTTGAACTCCGATGCTGTAGAGTTTGTCAAGAAATTTCTCAAAGTCTTTGGGTTTCGTCTTTTTCTTGACGATAACTTTTACAATCTTTGCCTTGTATTTCGTGGCATCAAAGAGTTTGTAATTCGTATCTTCGTAGTAGATGTTGTAGAAGATGCTGTAAGGGTTGTCAACGTGAGAATGCTCTAAAGTGTCAGTATCAAAGATTGTGAACCCTCTAGGGTCATTCACGTCGTTCCAGAACATCTCATAGGGGTTGCCTAGGTAGAAGATTCGTCCGTCGTCTGATCGTGTATGGTAGTGACCCGAAAATACCCGCTTGAACTTCTCAAATAATTCGCCCTCCATACCGTCTTCCATGATATGACCGCGATGCGCTCTAAATCCGTTGAGCTCAAGGTGCCCCATCGCGCAGTCGCTAGTTGAACCTTTAATAGAAAGGATACTCTTTTCAATATTCTCTGCATTGATCCAAGGAATAAACAGAACTTGTAGTCTATCTAGCATGACCTCAGTGCATTCTGAATAGACTTTTACATTTTCATATTCTTTCAGCAACAAATCTACAGAATTCACTTCATTCGTGTTCTTGTAGTATGCGGTATGATTACCGACAATAGTATGGACTATGACGCCCATGTCTCTCAAACGATTGTAATATGTCTCTTTCGCCCAGTCAATCGCCCACAGATCAATACTCCGACGATTGTCAAAAGTATCTCCCATATCTACAACAGTAGTGATATTATGTTTTTCTAGATACGGGAAGAAAATATCATCATAAAATTTTTTGAAATGATCATGAAGAAACTTAGAAGACTTTCGTGCTCCAAAGTGTTGATCTGTGATAATGGCAATCTTCATCTATTCTTATAAGTGATGTTATCCTTAATCGTATTGTAATCAGAACTAGATCCAGCAAGAGCAGTGTCATCAACCATCATGACTTCATCAAACCCAGTCTTTTCAATGATCTTGGTCTTGATCTCTAGTTGCTTCTTCTCCTTCTGGATACGTCTCAGAAAGGCGTAGTGAATAATCTGAGTGAAATATGCAAATGGGTTCTTAGACTTCTCTGGGTCAAAGTTATGAATGTACTGAACACAGTTCTCAATACCATCAGAAATCATATCGTCTCTGAACATGTAATTGACAAAGTTTGGTTTATAAGAAAGGTGTGTGGCAATCTTAAGAAAACATTCACCCAAGTAATTACTGATTGGTGGTTTTCCTTCCCAACGCTTTGAACGGTCTTCTTTGGTAGGTTCTCTACCATACTTACTAACAAAGTCCTCTTCTACTTTTGATCTGTAAACAATAAGTGCTTCTAGTAACTCTTTGTTGTTTACATAATGCTCGGATCTTTTTTTAACCATAACATCACTTTATTGAATATACTTGATGTTTATATTATAACACATAATCAAAGCTTGACAAGATGTCCAAATGTGAGTAGAGTGCCTTTGTGAGGTTTCAGAGATGAGCTTTAGCTTTCTTTGTTATCTTTAAGTTTATAGAGGTTCTCTAGCATTTCTCTAGCATCTTCAACTGTTGTTACGTATCCCATCTTCTTAGTAACTTCAGATTGATTACTAGAGGACCCTAGGAGATAGTCACTATCACTATCATCATCTTCATCATTTAAGTAATTGTTGTAGAACTGAATAATCTTTTGTTCTGTAATTTCAGTCATAGTAACAACCTTATCAAGTTTTATAATAAATAAATCATCGCTGGGTATCTGAAGCCATGGTTTGATCTTGATGGCATATCCATTCCTTGTTTCAATGAGTTTCATGATTACAGGATTTTGAAGAACTAACACAGGATCTTCATAATTATCATCCACACAGGCAAGTGCGAATATTTCTTCACCAGTAATTAGTTTGACAGTACAATAAAATTCTTCTCCCATTAGCTCCTTAGCGGTATGTTTACAATGTCGTAATTGAAGTTCTCTTCGTTATAGACTTTAATTCTTTCAATCAAATGGTTAAGGGTATAATTCTTCCTGGATTTGTAGGATATATCGTCAGCGATATCATATAGAGTTGCTTTTGTTTTGTTGTTCCCCTTTCTGAGGACTCTTCCAATTGATTGGAGGTTACGTATTCTGGATTTAGAAGGAGAAGCAAAAATAACATTATGCAGATTCTTAATGTTAATACCAGTACTGAATGTTCCGTATGAAGCAACAATAATTGCGTTGTTCTCCTTTTCAGTAATCTCCCTTACTTTCTCTCGGTCCTCTGTTTGGACACCCCCATGAACAAAGAATACGTGTCGTTCGTCAAGTCTACCGTTATTTATCATGTCGTATAATGGTTGCCCATGTCCTTCTACTCTGGCAAATAAGATGAGAGTATTACCTTTTAGATCAAGTGCCAAATTACGAATAAACTTGTTACGTCTTTCGTGACTTATGATATACTGGACCTCTTCTTCAAAGTTTTCAAACTTATGAGCAGGGTGCTTCAGTAGAAGTACATTAATATCCAACTTAGCAACATGCCCTTTCTTCATCAACTCTTCAGTTTTAATAATCTTGTACGATGGTCCAAACAGTCCCTCCAACACCCATTTATGAGTTTGTGTACCATCAAGAGTACCTGTAAACCCGTAACGATATTTGGCATCAGCAAGTTTCGTCATTATAGATATTAATGATTTACTTTTAAACTGGTGTGCTTCATCCCCAACCACTACGTTAAAACGTTCAAAATATTTTCGGGGGAGTTTGTAGATAGACTGCCAGGTAGTGATGATCACTTGGGAATCGGTTTCCCTCTCTCTACCCGCGTATATTTTGTGGCAATATGAACCTACGTCCCACCCATAATCTTCAAAATCTTTATACATCTGTTCTACTAAGGAAGTCGTCGGAACAACTATCAGAGTATTTTGTCCGCGTTCAACGTGATATCTCACAACAGAATATATCATCAGAGACTTTCCAGAAGCAGTTGGGGATATCAACAACCTTCTATTATGTCTTAGGGCGTCGTATACTCCCTCAGTCTGGTACTCTCTGGGAGCATACTTGCTTATAGATGTCATATAGTCTTTGACACCCTCCTTTGAAATAAGTTCATTTACCTCAAAAGGTGTACCATAAAACTTATTATCAACGAATTCGTAAGTATACCCATGAGACTCACAAAAACTTGTAATTTTATCTAACAGACCGACATATATCTCCCCGTTCTGCGTATTAAATAAACGAATTTTTCCATCCCAATACTTGCTACGGTACTGGGGCATAAATTTTGCTCCTGGAACCTCAAACGTAAACTGGTCTGCCAGTTCGTAATATACGTGAGGTTCTGCTTTTACTTGAAGATATACCTCGTTCTTCTTAGCAATAATCAAATGAGACATAATCCATAGGATTCACCTATAGATATTTATTAGTCCATCTGAAACTTATATTCTAAAACAATTCTATACATGAAGTCTTTAAGGTAGGCAAGTCTTGCTTGCTCCTCTGGGTGACCTCCAGGCCATTTTTCATAGCGATACTTAACAGCATCGTAGATCATATACAAGTCTTCTATACCAAACTGAAGTTCAATATAAGGAAGATCCTCATCAAACTCTTCATCTTGATAAACCCAGTCGTCATCCATTAGAAACCTGCTTGGAATTTTTGCCACTCAATTGCATTTTTGATTTGAAAGGTCCTGTTAGCAACGGTTTTGATGATTTCTTCCAGAAACTTTAACTGGACATCGTAATAACGAATCTTCAAATCAATTGTAGTAAGTTTCTCATCGGCGTCTAGATGCCTCTGTATGGCGTCTTTCTCCCGAACCTTATAGTCAAATGGTTCTTTCTCATAAACCTCAGCAGGTGCCTTTCCTGTATAGTAGTTATACCGTTCAAGCTTTACCTTCCTATAAGAGTCTCTTGCCTTTTCTCTGAGAAGTGTGAGTGTATTATAGATTGTATAATACTTGGAATGAAGTTGCGGTATCTTTAATGACTCATCATGTAGATTATCAGGGTCAATGACAGAATCTTTCTGCCACATCTCCTGAATTTTATCAAGGTCCATCATAAGCGAGTTCTGTTGTCCTGATCAAGGATATTATATACAGTATACTTGAACCTTGCCTGTGCTGTAAAGTACTGGATGTCCGTGACAGTAGTGTCAAAGTCAAGAGAGGTCAACCCAATCGGAAACAGATTCTTGAACTTAACAATCGTGTTTGCTCTGTAGTTGCTATTCAGAATAGTAAGAGAACCATCACTAAACTGCTCTTCCATGTCATGGATTCCATCAGAGTCAGTAACCAAATCTTTGAAGTCTTGAGTAGTCTCAGGAAATCCAAGACCAGTCAACCAGTTGTGAATTGCCATGTAGTTTGACATATCCTCATCTACTAAGAATCTTAGTGTGAGATCTCCATATGTCAACTTCTCTCCTGGGATGTCAAGATCCTTGAGGTAAGAAGGTTGCTTCGCTACTCCCAGACTAATTTCTGGAATCGTGGCACTCGTACAAAAGAAAGATACCTTTGGTTCCTTTGAGAGTGTAAAATTAAACCCAGCGGGAGAAAGGAAATTCCTGTTTTGTATTTGGTTTCTAAATTGTGAAACAGTCATCAGGAGTTTTATTTATATTTAGATAAAAAAAGGGGGTCCGAAGACCCCCTGAGGAAATATGTGAACTGTGATCACATGAGGTTTTGAACCTTGACGCGACGGTAGTAGCGGTTGGTGTTCTGGGTAAGAGCACCAGCACCGACGGTTGTACCCTGAGCGAATGGGTTGGCAACCATGCCGTAGCGAGTCTTGAATCCGATCTTAGGCTGGAAGGTGTCCTGACCAACAGCACGAACCATCTGAAGAGGAACGTAAGGGCAGTAGAAGAGACCAGCGTCATATGGGGAAGCACCCTTGTAACCAGCAACGTAGTACTGATCAGCGGCACTGTTAGCACCATATGGATCGATGTAAACGCGATACTTACCAGCAAGTACACCAGCGAAGGTGTTACCGGTGTCATCAACGTTCAGGTTAGCGTTAAGGGCAGGGGTGTAATCAAGTACACCAGCCATGGTCAGTGCGGAAGCAACGTCTGCAGAGCACATGATCATGTTACCCTTGCCTCTACGAGTGCGCTGGGCAATCGCGTTGGCGTCTCTTTCGATCTGGAAGATAAGTCCCTTGAACTTCTCAACAGACCAGCGACCGTTGGAGTCAACGTCGAGGTCAAAAGCACCGGAGGTTGCAACGTTGGTGGTAGCACCTTGCTCAGCAACACGATAGATGGTTCTGATGACTTCGCGGTTGATTTCTGCAAGGATCTCGGTGGAGAGAATGTTAGCCAGTTCGGCTTCAGCATTCAGACCGTGGATTGCCTTGAGGTCCTGGGCGAGTTCCAGGGAGTATTCTGCTTTCAGAGCACGGCTCTTAGCAGTAACGGTGACCTTCTCGATCGAGAATGCCATTTCGTTGAAGGTGTCAGAAGTGCTGCTTCCGAGATCTTCAGCGTCGTCTGTACGCATACCCTGACCTACGGAGTAGGTGTCGCCAGCAATACCCGAAGTTGGGTTCAGAGCGGCAGGGTTGGAACCAGACTGACCAGTAGTACCCATACCAACGCTACCAGCGGTGAATCCGTTGGTGAGGTTGAAGGAGTTATTCTGACCAGAGAATGCGGTATCTGCTTCGTCGAACAGGGCTTCGGTGCCGTCCTGAGTCTTGTAGCGGGAGCGCATTGCGAAGATCAGTCCAGTAGGACCGGTCATTGGTTGTACGCCAGCGAGGTCATAAGCGACCAGGTTAGGCATAGAGCGTCTAATCAAGGAGATCAGAACAGGGTCAAAACCAGCAACGGTTTGACCACCGGAGGAAGTATATCCACCGTTACCAACAGCGTTGGTTGGAGCTTCGGAGAGGAAGTCTCTTTCCTCACGAAGAGCGATTTCTTGGTTTTCCAGGAGTTGAGCAGTTACTGCTCTACGATGATTGTCCTTGATGTTCTCAAGACCTTCGTAGTCCAGAAGGGGTGCCCACTTCTCCTGCAGTACCTCGTTAGAAGGCATTTGCATTTGAATTGTACCTCGTTTTAAAAGTTAGTTTGAATATAATTTAAAAATCACTTTTTAGAGACTCTACCAAGAGTCTTCATGTAGGATTCCATAAGTGGAGAGACGGAAGCCGACTCTACAGCAGCGGTTCCTTCAGAGATGGTCTCAGTATGATCTCTCTGAGTGCTAGTTTCCTCTGGGAAGTAAGAACCTCTCAGGGTTACAAGCTTCTCACGATAGTTTTCCTCACTTTCAAACTCAACATTTTCAGCGAGAGAAGCGAACTTGTCCTTTTGGGTCTCAGCGAGTCCCTCGGCAACTTCTGCGAAAATTACGTCAGAAGTGGATTCAGCTAATCTACGATTAAGAGCAACATTGCGGTCAATCTGCTCGTTGAGTTTAGACTCCATTTCATCTAATTTATCTACCATGCTTTCAAGCACATCATATCTATCTTCAGGGATGGTTACATAATGTTCTTCAAAAAGGGTCTTCATACCCTCAAGGAAAGATTCGGTCATTTCGGTCTTAAGACCTTGCTCAACTTGAAGTGCATTCTCTTGAATCCACTCGTCGGCAACATACTCAAGATAACCGTCAATACGATCTTCCAGTGCTTCTTTGATATTTTGAACTTCTTCTACGAGTGCCTGCTCGTAAGCAGTCTCAAGATTTTCTTTGATCTCAGAAACTTTTGTCTTAATAGCAGCTTCGAAAATGGTGCGTGCTTTTTCTTGGAACTCTTCGGAGAGTTCTTCACCCTCAAGCAGAGCCTGAACATCGCTTTCGATGTCAATCTCTTCTTCTTGGATGACTTCCTCTTCAGTGGTTTCCTCTGCTTCAGCTACAACCTCTTCTTCAGTAGTCTCTTCTTCAGATACTACTTCTTCAGCGGTCTCTTCTTCAGCTTCAGCAACAACTTCTTGATCCTCATCTACTTCTACTTCTTCAGCAGGAGCAGCCTTGGCGTTTACTACATCCTTAACTTGCTTAAGGGTAGCACCAGGCTCTTTGAGTTTGTTAGAGTCGTCGTCTGGTCTAGAGTTCTCAGGAGTTGGACCTCCGAGATCTTCGTAAGGAACACCACCTGCCTGCATTGGTTCAGCGGGAGCAGCTCCTTTAGTTACTGCGTTTTCCATTTCCTGTAAGTTGCTATCAGCGGACATTTGTATCGATTAATTTGGTATAATCTATATTTATTTATAAATCAAAGATTTGATAAGAAATCGTTGAATAACTGTAACTTATGCTCGTCAAGGGTTTTTTGGTCAACAAGAGTGTTAATTCTCTTCTGAGTCTTTTCTGCAAGTTGCTCACGGAGGATTCCACCATCCCAAACCCACTCTTTTCCTTCCATGATTCCCTGAACAAACGCATCAGGTGCAGAAGGATCGGCAACGATATCAGCAGCAGTTGCTAACATGAAATCTTCACCGACAACTTTATGACCTTCGTTGGTCATGCGGAGTGAACCTACACCACGAGAAGAAACGCCAAGCATTACTCCTTCACCAATCAGAGATTGTGCAATCTTACCCATAGGGGTATCAAGGAGTTGTGCTTTACCTCTGAAGTTGTTACCTTCTTGAACAAGTGAGGTAATTTTGTGAGAAACGCGGTCAAGGTTTACAGTAGGACCATCGGGATGTCCCAGTTCACCCAGAGCACGACCTTTACGAACGAAACTTTCGTTATAACGATTTACTTCGTTAGCAAGGGTCTGAATAGGATACATTCTTCCGTTGCGATTTTTAATTTCGCCTTGGAGGAATACACCTTCAATGCACATCCTTTTCTTAGCACCTTTACCTTCGGTGATAATTTGAATGTCCGAAATTTCTTCTGTGATAAGTTTCATGTTTTTATCCAGTAAATCCTACTTTAAATCCTTTTACGTTTGAAGAAGATGCAGAGATAATAGAATCTCCCGCCTTCTCAAAAAATTCAACACGATCATCAGGAAGAGTTACAGTAGCAGTGCTGATATAACCACCGGTACTGCTTTTAGCAATACTGACTGTTGCATCTGCACCAGAAAGATTGATAACTCTAACTACAGTTGCACTACTCAGAGTTGTGGCATTATTAAGTGCAACTTCAGATCCAGTACCAATTAATAAAGTTCTTGCCATTATTCTTGATCCTCTTGTGGGTCTTGAGTAACTTCATCTTCAACCTTAACTTCACCTTCTGTAGGTTCGTCAAACATTGAAGTTGCTACATATGGTTTTGCAGCGTCAATTCTTTCAGCAGCTTTCGCATACAAAGAATTTTTAATTGCGTCGGAAACATCCGCCGCAGAAGAATCCTGTGCAATCAAATCTACAATACTATTTTCCATGAAAAAATGATGTATATGTTCTATTTATATCTCTGCTGCTTTTCCGTCTGCTTCAGTGGCACTACCTTGAGATTCTAAGTCTGGTTCTGTTGGAGCACCTGCACCAGCACTCATAGGATCTGCAATTGGTTGTCCGGTCACAGGATCAACTGCTGCTGGGTTTGCAATGATACCTTTTGCAATCTCATCTTCAATCTGAGCATCAATCTCAATGATTTCTTGATCAGTTTGACGAAGAACTTTCTTTCTTACATATTCAGTAGAATAGAACTTACCAATGTAAGGTTCAATGGTTGCAAGATTAGTCAGTCTGCTTTGAATCATTTCAGATTCTTTGAGTTCCGCAAACTGATTATCATAAAGGAAATCATATTGAATATGATCACCCATCTCTTCCCAATCCTGAAGAGTAATTACATTCTTCAGAATCAGTTGAGTCTTGAGCATATCGTTGAATAGTGCAGAGAAACGCTTTCTCAGACGACCAACGAACTTGGCAAACTTCAGTTCATCACGCAGAATTTCAGAAGAGCGACCAAGGTTGAAACCACCATCAGCAGCAATTCTGGATTCTGGAACACCAAGTGCCCTATAGAGTTTCTTCTGGAAGTATTCAATATCAGAGAGTTCTCCCAGATTCTGTCCACCAGGCAGGGTAGTGATCTCAGTTCCACGACCACCTTCTCTACGTGGTAACCAGAAGTCCTCCATCATAGACATAAACTTGCGGTCATCACGGATTTCTCCTGTGCCAGCATCATAAACAAGTTTATTTCTGTAGCGAGACATAACCTCTTTGAGGTATTGCTCTGCTTTTACTTTAGGAAGATTACCAACGTCAATATAGAAAATACGACGTTCTGGTGCTCTGGACAATCTGTAGATTACCAGAGAATCCTCAATCATTCTGAGTTGATTGAGTGCCTTGATTGCTTTGTGGAGATATGAAAGGACAGTTCCTTTATTTCTATCTACAAGACCAGAACTACAATATGAAACTGCATCTTTTGCAATCTTTACAGAATCTTTTTTACCACCTGCACCGGACAGAGTTCCGCTTGGATAATTTTTCTTTGGTGTATACAGGAAATATTCTTCAATCTCAGGTTCAACAAC